CGACAGTCGGCGGCGCGCTGTTTAACAAAGCGGTGGGCGGGGACACGGCGGCTATGATATTCTGGATGAAGACTCAGGCTGGATTCCGCGAAAAAACCGATCTTAACCACACATCCGAAGACGGCAGCATGTCGCCCGCCTTCTCGGGTATGTACGGCAAGCCAGACCCAGACGCCGAAAAATAAAATGGCGAGGGCAAGCCTAAATCCGGCGCTCCAAGATTTCTGGTTCGACGGCGATCCATGCGCTGCAAACTTCATCAAGGTTCGTAACCGCGTGCTGTATGGCGGGCGCTCTAGCTCAAAATCATGGGAATTTGCGGGCATGGCTCAGTCCATCGGAGCTCAGTACCGAACCCGGTTTTTGTGCGTCCGTCGCTTCCAGAACAAGATCAAAGATTCTGTTTACACGCTAATTAATTTGCAGATAGAAAACTTTAAGACGCCAGGCTACAGCGCTCTAGTCAACGAGATACGACATGCTAACGGGACAGACTTTACTTTCTACGGCATCGAGCGCAACACAGACGAGATCAAGTCGTTTGAGGGCGCTGATATATTATGGATCGAAGAAGCGCACAATCTCACTAAAGACCAGTGGGACATTCTCGAGCCGACAATCCGTAAACAGGGGAGCGAGGTTTGGATAAGCTTCAATCCCAAGCTGATGACAGATTTTATCTATCAGCGTTTTGTTGTTGATCCGCCGCCTAGTACCCGCATACGATTAATAAACTATACAGAAAACGGATTTTTGTCCGACACAATGCGCGCTGTTATAGAGGCCAAGCGCGAAGAAGACGAAGACGAGTATCAGCATATATACCTTGGCGTACCCCTAACAGACGACGACTCAGCCGTAATAAAACGCTCATGGCTAGAGGCTGCAATAGACGCTGACATAAAGCTTGATCTCGACCTATCTGGAGCAAGGTGTGTTGGCTATGACGTGGCAGACAGCGGCGAAGACAAAAACGCCACGGCCATGTTCGACGGCGCAATCTGCGAAGACATAGACGAATGGAAAGCGCCAGCGGATGAGCTGACAAAATCAACGAAGCGTGCATGGGCTCATGTCAGAAACGGGAGAATGCTGTACGACTCCATCGGTGTTGGCGCTCACGTTGGTTCGACCATGAAGGAAATGGATATACATTCTGGCTATCATAAATTCAATGCCGGAGGGGCGGTCATTAGCCCAGATAGAGAATATGCGCCGGGAATAACAAACAAGCAAAAGTTCGAGAACGTAAAGGCGCAAGCATGGCAAGATGTATCAGACCGTTTGCGAAACACGTATAATGCAGTCAACAAGGGCATGACCTATCCGACAAGCGAGCTAATAGCGTTGCGCGGAACCTTGCCGCATATCCAGCGACTGATGACCGAGCTGGCCAGTCCGCGTAATAGCTACAGCAAAAAAGGACTGGACATGGTGGAGTCAAAAATTGAACTGGCGAAGCGTGGTATCAAGTCACCTAACCTTGCCGACGCATTTATTATGGGCGCTTGCCCACACTTAATTAGCAGCACAGCGTCGGGCTTCCTAGACCTAGACTGGTAGCCACCCACTAAAAACGCTATACTTCCGCAAGCAATAACTAAAGAGGCAGCCATGTTCTGGAACAAAAAGAAAGCCAAGCCGGTACGAAAGGCAAAAGCGCCCGCCGACATTTACAGCATGATGAACGGAATGGGCGCGGACTCTGCGGACATGCTGCGGACGTACATTGAAGAGAACGCTGTACCAATGGAAGCTCCTCACGTTGAAGGGCACGCAATGGACAGCGTTGATTCCATCCACTCATCGTCGATTAACTACGGGACTGTTAACCCTGTCATTTTCGCGCACTACGTTTCCACCGGACAATTCATCGGCTACCCAGCCATGGCCATAATGGCTCAGCAATGGCTAATCCGCAAAGGCTGCGAGTCAAAACCACGGGATGCTGTGCGCAAGTGGTATGACATAGCGGCTGACGGCGGTGAACTGACGCCCGAACAAATCAAATCGATTGAAAAACTTGATCGAAAGTTTGGGTTAAAAAACAACATCATCGAAGGCTGCACGTTCAACAACATTTTTGGCGTTCGGCATATTCTGTTCAAACACACTAACCCGGATTTTGATTATTCAAAACCATTCAACCCCGATGAGTTCCGCCGTGGCGGCTATGCTGGCATGTCACAGATCGACGCGCTTCGGTTAACGCCTGAGCTGAAAAACGACGACCTCATTGATCCTATGTCGATCACTTACATGGAGCCGACATGGTGGATTGTAAACGGCAAGAAGATTCACAAAAGCCACATGGCAATATTGACCGGCGACATGGTGCCAGATCTGCTAAAGCCTACGTATAGATACGGCGGCGTGAGCATGGTACAGAAAGCATTCGAGCGCGTGTACGCATCTGAGAGAACTGCAAACGAGGCCCCACAACTTGCGATGACTAAGCGTCTAGTTTGGAGAAAGGCAGATCTCGACCAAATGGCCGCAAAGCCTGAAAAGTTCGGCCGCGCCATGCAGAAGTTGGTGGAGTTTCGTAACAACTACGGCGTTCAGCTATTAGGCAAGGAAGAGGACATGGGGCAGCTTGACACGTCCTTAACAGACCTTGACGCCGTTATCATGGGCCAGTATCAGCTCGTATGCTCAATCTTTGGAGAGCCTGCAAGTAAGTTAATGGGCACAGGCAGCCAAGGTTTTAGCACCGGTGACGCGGATATTGATTACCGCATAGAGACACTGGAAGAGCTGCAAGCTAACGAGATGACAGATATAGTTGATGCGCATTATCGCAGGCTGATACCTTCATACGCTGCCGATTTACAGATGGAGCCAGACGCCAGCATTTATCCAGAGTGGTTGCCGCTCCGTGTAATGAGTGATGGCGACGTGGCTGACATCAATCTGAAAAACCGCCAGGCTGATCAGCTTCTGTATGAGATGCGGGCTATAGATAACTTTGAAGTACGCCAACGATTGATTGATGACCCGAACAGCGGATTTAATGCTCTTGAGATGCCCGAAGAAGAAGACGATGGCGAAGAAACGGAAAGTTAAGCTAACCCGCCAGAAGTATGACTGGGCAAATAACCGGGACACTCACTTGGTGGGCGAGCCTTTGCGTGTTAACGAGATTTACGCAAACCGCAAGGCAGCGGCGGCTATGCGCGAGGTCAGGAAAATGCATCTTGACGTTAGCAAGCAGGTGAAAGCGCTGTTCCACACACCCTTAGCTAAAGAGACGATCCAAGATATAGCCATGGATGCGTCCATCACCAGTCAGGCACGAATCCTCACGAACAGACTTATGCGCGAGTGGGGGCAGAAATTTAACCTGTTTGCCAAAGAGTTTAGTGACAGCCTGTTTGCTGAAATATCAGACCAGACCGGCGAGGACATGCGTCGCTCGATGAAAAAGATGACCGGCAGCGCTACCATTAACTCTTCGTCAATCACCAGCGCGACAAAGGACGTTATCGCAGCGGGGACGCAACAGTCCACCAGCCTGATCAAGTCAATAAGCGGCGAGTACATGGGAGAGGTGCAAGAAGCGTTAATGCGGTCTATTGCGTCACCTAAAGGTAATTTTACGGACACAATGAAATCCATTGATGAGATGTTGCAGGGACGATTTAAGCGCTACAAGAACAAAGCAAAGAACGTCACTCTTGATCAGACGAGGAAAGCATACAGCACTATTACAGATAGCCGTATGCGCTCAGTTGGAATAACACAATACACGTGGCGACATGCTGGCGGGTCACAGGAGCCGAGGCCGTATCACAAAAACGTGCTTAATGGGCAAGTGTTTAGCCTTGATGATCCTCCGATAATTGACCAGTCTACCGGTGAGCGGGGGCAGCCGGGGGAAGCCATCAATTGCAAATGCTTCAAGGTTCCGCTAATTACTTTTGGTAATCCAGATTAATAAGCGTATGATTAAACTATACGCACATTAAAGAGCTACATAATGGCAAAATACATAGAAGACCAAAATGGTTACGTAACTTTTCCAGACACGCCGCTAAGCAAGCCTGGCGTTTTCCCGTACCTAGGCCGCGAGATTGGCCCAGATCTTGAGCCTGACAAGATTTACAACGTGTACAGACCTGAGTCAGAGCTTAACAATGAGGAGACAATCGAATCGTTTAAGCTGTCGCCATGGTTCCCGCGACACGAAATGGCGGGTGATGAATTCACTTCTGCCGAGGAAATCGGTGTGCAAGGAACCACCGGGCAAGACGTGCGGTACGTTGACGGGCAGGGTCTGGTCGCTACAGTAAAGACATTCGGCACACGATTAAAAGCCGCGATCCGCTCGGGCATGAAAGAGCTGTCATGCGGTTTTCGGTGCAGTTGGGATGTAGTTAGCGGTATTACTAAAGATGGTGTAAGATACGATGTAATTCAGCGAAACATTCGCGGCAATCATCTTGCGAGTGTTGAAGAAGGTAGAATGGGGGCCGGTGTTTCGGTCGCGATGGACAGAGCGTGTATTGCGCTTGATAAACTTAACGATGGTGATGAAACTATGACACTCGACGAAATGCTAGCGAAAGTACGCGAGGCCGAACCTGCAAAGGAAGAGCTGCGAAAACTTTTTGACGAAATTAAAGCCATGCTTGGCGACGACGCAGAGGTTGATGTTGAACCTGAGCCTGTAGGTGAAGACGCGGTTGACCCCGAAGCTGATCCCGAAGCCGAAGCTATGGACGAAGAAGACGCGGCCATGGATGCAGAAGAAGACGACAAGCCCAAGGCAGCAATGGACGCAATGTCCAAAATAATCAAGCGCTTAGAAGGTCAGATTAAAGCCCTGTCCGGAAAAGCACTTGACGCTGCTACCATTGAGCGCCACATCAACGACAAGAACAGCTTGTTAAAAGATCTTGAGCCAGTCGTGGGCAAGATCGACGGCACTGGCCTAGACGCTGATGGCGTTGCAAAGAAAGCGGTAGCCGTTTTGGGCATTGCTTGCGACTCCGGTTCAGCGTTAGCATCAGTGCGCGGATACCTTCACGCACACAGCAAACCGGCCAGCACGATTGACCGTGGCACGGCACAAGATTCAGCAGCATCACTTGCTGTACTTAAACAACTTGATGAAGCGGGGCTTTAAAGATGGGACAGAAAACAGTAGTTAACACTCAGCTCTCAAACGGCTTGCCGGGTGAGTTTTATTCAACCGAGCCTCAGGGCTCCCGTTCGTTTGTCCTTAACTCTGCCAACGCTGCTCTGAACAAGGTCGGCGTTGTAGCGACTTACGTTGCTGGCGAAGACGACCAGGCAGGCATTGCAGCTTCTACTCGGTTCGCCGGTATCATTGGCTTTCCGAAGACATTGGTTCGTCCAACCCTGGAAAACGTAACAAGCATCGACAACGGCGTTGCAGCTGAGCTGATCAACCGAGGTTACGTGCTTGTGACTTTGGCAGCCGTAGCAGCCAAGGGCGATTTTGTCTACTACTCAAACACTACAGGCGTTATCTCAACTGTTGCGCCAACCGCTGTATCACCTGCGGGCGCTACACGCTTGCCCGGTGGCACTGTAGAAATTTTCAACGTAACGGCTGCCGGTATCGCTGTGATCTATCTAGATCACGCGGGCGACAAGTCCGACTCAACTGGCGTATAAGAGAGTATAAATCATGAGCAAAATTCACCACGTAACAAAAATCCGAGCCTCTGGCAAAATGGGCGGCGTCACATTTAAGGGCGATCAGATTAAAGCGCTGGCAGGCAGTCAAGTTGCTATGCGCCGTTTGGGAATCGGCGTGGATACGGGCTTTGCTCGTAACGCCTTGTCTGCTGCAATGGACGCCGGGCTGACTCAGCCCGTAACTACCGCGAGCGGTGGCGTACCGGTTCAGTTCCTGCAAAACTTCTTGCAGGGCGTTGTCCATATTCTGACCACAGCTCGACGCGGCGACGTGTTGGCGCAGGTCATGACTGTTGGCGATTGGTCTGACGAAGAGATTGTACTGACTATTCTCGAGCATTTGGGACAGCCTGGTCTTTACAAAGACCATGGCGATATTCCGATCTCGGCATGGAACTCTACATACGAACGCCGGACCATCGTGCGCTTTGAGCTTGGCGCAGAGATGACCAAACTCGACGAAGAGCGCAGCGCAAAAGCAGGCTTCAATTCAATGGACGAAAAGCGCGCAGCGGTTGCGCTGGCGTTTGAAATCCTGCGAAACGAAATCTTTTTCTACGGATTTAATGGCGGACTTAATCGGACTTATGGATTCTTAAACGATCCCAATCTGCCCGCCTTTGTGACTCTGGCAAACGGTGTTAGCGCCGACACTACATGGGCAAGCAAGACCGTTGCTGAGCGCATTGCTGACATCGTTACTGCGGTATCAACTTTACGAACTCAGTCGGGAAGTCAAGTTGACCCCGAAGCTATGAGCCTGAAACTGGCCATTGCTGCAAGTGTTAAAGACCTGATGAACGAATCAGACTCTTCATTCACTAACGGCATGACTGTTAGCGAGTGGCTGTCCAAAAACTACCCGAACATCACAGTCGAAGCTATCCCAGAATTCGACGGTGCGGACGGTGGCGAGAACGTGTTTTACCTTTACCCTGAAACAGTTGACGGTAGCGGCACGGACGGCGGCGAGACTGTTATTCAAGCCGTGCCCAGCAAGATGACTGCACTAAATACGGTGCAGACTATGCGAGGCGTCAGCGAAGGTTACACCAGCGCTTCGGCAGGCTGTTTTGTTAAGCGTGGATATGCGGTATACCGCGCTTCCGGGGCTTAAGATAAGCAAGGCGGGGTAACACCCGCCTATTCTTTTTTGATAATTCAAGGTAACCGATATGCCGACTATTTATTCAACACTATCAAATGATCGTTCGTTCCCTCGCTACAAAGCGGCGAAAGAAGGCGCACGATTAACGCGCCACAGTTACAGCTCTGCCATCTTGATTAAAGGTGGAGCAAACGTCGCGGACAAGCATTACCAGACTCAGAAGTTTGTCGCTACGGAAGTGAGCGCCGAAGAACTGAAAACGCTGGAAGAAAACGCTTCGTTCAAGCGATTAATGCAGCGCGGATTTCTGGGCAAGAACAAGCCTCACGGCGATAAGCGCGACTTAGCATCTCCTAAAACTGAAAAGGAATTGAAGGACAAAGCCGGTAAGAAAGGCGTTGAAGTTCGATTGAACACTGACGCAGAAGAGAGCTAAATAATGGATCTGGATATTGCTTCGTTCCGTGCAGCGTTCCCCGCTTTTGCGGATGTTGCACTGTATCCAGACGCCATGCTGAATGGAAAAATGGTTGTCGCTAAATGTTACATCGAAGACAATCAATTAACGTTTAGCGATGACTGTCGGCAGTACGTTTATCAGCTCATGGTAGCGCACTTGCTTGCTATTGCGGCGCAGGTTGCGCAAGGCCAACCTGGGCGGCTGGTAACGTCAGCAACAGAAGGCCCGGTTAACGTGTCTTTTGCCGAGCCACCTAACCGAAGCAACTTCTCGTTCTGGCTTGCGACCACGCCCTACGGTAACGAGATTTCAGCCCTGCTATCCATCAACTCAATCGGCGATTACTACGGCGGAACAAATGCCCTACAGGCATACCGGAGGTTTTAATTGTCCACGATTCGTATCGACTCAAGCAATGTTCGAGGGCTTGCAGAAAAGCTAAGAGCCGCTAATGAACAATTGCAAGTGGGCTGGTTTGAGGGTGCCAAGTACGATGACAATACGCCCGTTGCAGGCGTTGCGGCGTTGAACGAATTTGGATCAAAGACCGCACCGGCTAGACCTTTCTTCCGTCCAGCGATTGCTGACAACAAAGACAAGTGGTCATCGGTGTTCGAGGACAGAGCTAAGCAATGGATAAACGGCAGTGGCGATTATGAAGGCGTACTAAGAACCGTTGGCCTCGCTGCCGAAGCAGATGTTAAAGACGCGATTGTTAGCGGCGATCACCTTGCGCTTTCTCCCGTCACTCTGGCACTGAGAAAACTCAGAAACGACGGCGTAAAGATAGGCGGAAAAGTTGTTGGCAGTGTTGCCGCAGCTGTTGCAGAAGGGAAGACGGGCGCGGGCGAACTTGGCGAGCCTTTCGCAAATCAAGACCCGCTCAGGGAAACCGGTTACATGATTGCAACGCTAACGCACGAGGTTACATCGTGAGCAACTTTGGTTTTAATCTGCTATCGGTTACGCAGTCAGTGATTGGCCGGCAGGCGTACCAATACATCGAGTGGCTGGGCACGGCGACTAACGATCAGGGTTATAACGTCGATTCGTGGTCAGACCCGATAGACCGGCAGGCTGGAATTTATCCGATGAACAGGGAATCTATTCAGCGCAACGGACTGGACTTTGATAAACAGTACATCCAGATTTTCGACACTGAACTTGTGCGCCTGCTATCGAGAGGAAACAACGCTGACCAGCTAGTGTTCAATGGGTACTTATGGCGGGCGCTGCCAACTTCAAACGACTGGCAACCCTCGGGTGGATGGAACCAGGTACTGGCTGTAAAGCTGGAGCCTTACAATGCTTGATGGCCAGATCGTTGCAGCGCTTATTTCAGAGATCAAAACACAGCTTGTCATATACGGCATTGCATCAGCTGATCTAATCGTGTCAAGAAGCAACCAGCCCACAGCTCAAAACGCACGAAGGGCAAAGTATCAAGTATTCATCACGCCGGTTTCAAATACTCAAGTTGGCTGGAGCAGAAAGTACGTTGATAACGACTTAAAAATAAACCACGTTAAACAAAAAAGCTATCAAATAAGCGCCTTGGCTGATTTCGACCCGACAGACGCGGCAAGCATACCAGCGCACGATCTTGTGCAGATTGTTAACGACATGATTCAGCAGCCGGATAGCGTTCGGACGCTCAAGGGCAAGGGCGTCGACGTGCAGGAATGCGGCAACGTGCGCCCCTCGTTTGAAGTTAATGAAGGCGATAATTGGGAGTCACAGCCGAGCTTTGATATTGTCGTGAGCTATAACACAGAATACATTAAGCCTGTCTCATTATTTGATGATGTGACAGGAGAAATAAATAGAGTATAATTTACCTCACAACCCCTAATTAGAGGATTTTTGAATATGCCAATTTCATCCAATCGCTACGTCGACATCACGTCCGGCGTAGGCGGCGCAGCAGCGGTAGGTACTCGGGAGTTAAAGCTCCGGCTTTATACTACAAATGAGCTAGTGCCGACCGGCGGTATCGTAAACTTTCGCAACGATAATGCTGTGCTTGATTATTTTGGCGATAGCAATGGCGAAGAATACAAACAAGCTTTGTATTACTTTGGCTTTGTGTCTAAAGTCATCACCAAGCCACAAAACATTCAGTTCGCCCGATGGGCAGACAGCGACACCAGCGCTCAGATTTTTGGCTCTAAAGTAGCCGCGCTTGACACTTTAAAGACCTACGCCGCTGGCTCTCTTGCCGTCATCATCGGCGGCGTTAGCACAGCTGTACCCGCATTGGACTTTAGCGCCGCAGCTTCTTACGCTGATGTTGCCACAGCAATTCAGACCGCAATGACGACCGCAGCCGGACCACTGGCAACAGCGACTGTTGTTTATAACGCTGGCCGCACAGCGGTTGAGTTTGACAGCAACGTTGCGGCAGACGGCACGCTTGATATTACCTCCGGCACCGCTGGCCTTCTGGCTGATTTAGGCTGGGGCAGTCAGGCTATCATCAGCGACGGCGCAACCGAGCAGAGCATTACAGATGTTGTGTCTGGCTCTACTCAGATCAACAACAACTACGGCTCGTTTTCGTTTATTGACGAACTGACCGAATCGCAAGTGGTGGAAGCCGCGAGCTGGAACAACTCTCGAAACGTTGAGTTTCAATTCCATCAGCGCGTCGGCAGCGAAAACGCACAGGCATATTTTGATGCGCTAAAGGGCTTTACCGGCACCGGTGTTACTTTGTACGACTCCGCAAACGGCGATTACCCTTGGCTGTTACCTTGCGCGATTTTAGCGAGTCAGCAATGGGACAAGCCAGCCGCGAGCGCGAACTACAACTACCAGCGTGATGGCAGGCTTGTTCCTACCGTTAGCACCGACGCACTGGCAGACACGTACGACGCTATCCGAGTGAACTATTACGGCGTTACGCAAGAAGCTGGAACGATGCTCGACTTCTACCAGCGCGGCCAGTTGATGGGCGGACAAACGGCACCAACGGCGATGGGAGTCTATGCCAACGAACAGTGGTTCAAGGCCGATGTTAAAGCCTCGTTCTTGAATATGTTTCTTGCGTTTAACCAGGTTCCGGCAGACGAAACTGGACAGGCTATCGGCTACAGCTACATTGACGCAGCCATTGCCCGAGGCAAGTTCAACGGATCTATTGCAACCGGTAAGCAGCTGACAACCACTCAAATCGGATTCATCACGCAGATAACCGCAGATGATAACGCATGGCGTGATGTGTCGAGCAAAGGCTGGTGGCGCGTTGTGAACATTGCACAGGAAACCGACACTAGCGGCGTGACCACGTATTACATGGATTACACCGTTATTTATGCCAAGCGCGATTCTGTTGATCGCGTCCAGGGCCGTCACGTGCTAATCTAAAGGACATAATCATGACAGACATTTCACATTTAGATTTTTCGCATTTGGAGACAGTCGTCACTATCTCCACAAGCGAAACAACCGAAAGCGCTCCGATCATTTTAACCGCGTTTCCTAAATATACTGACTCGGCGAGAATTCCAAATGTCACCTCCTTGGCGGCATGGAAATTGGCACGAATTTAAAGGACATAACTATGACTGATATTTCACACTTAGGCGCGGTCGTCACTATCTCCGCAAGCAACACGACCGGCAATGCGCCGATTCCGATGACCGCGTTTCCGAAAGATACTGACCCGGTTAGCATCCCGAACGTGACGCTGGGCAGTATGGAGATCGGCACGAACGGCGATCCCATCACATGGTCAGTAGCTACGCCGAAAGAGCTGACGCTGGCTGTCATCCCGAACACTTTAGACCATGTGTTTATGCAGCAGCTGGTACAGCTCAACACACCGGAGAAAGGGAAGCGCTCGAACAACGACATCATCACTTTAACGCGGGTCATGCCGAACGGCTCAGTGCTATTGTGCGAAGCCGGAAAGTTGATAGAGGGCTCACCCGCTGCCAGTCAGTCTTCAAGCGGTCGAATTAACACGCCGACGTACAAGTTCATGTTCGGCAAAATGAGCGAGACGCCGCCGGTGATTGAGCTGGCTCAGTAGGGATTAGGAGTTAGTGGTTTGAATGGCCCTCGCATTGAGGGCTTTTTTTTGGTTATAGGTGTTGCAATGCTGCAAATGGTGTGTTATTGTTAACTCATTAAGAGATACTAACCACACCGGAGCAAGAAAAAATGACCAGATTAACAATTAATACCCGCACCGCTACCTACCTTTCCGAGCTTGCCGCAGAAGTCCTGGCGAACGGCAACCCTGATGGTGATATAGCCGTTGAGATGCAAGCAGCCCACGAACGCCGTGCGGCATTTGCTCGCGAGATGCTCGACGGAAAGACCGAGCGTTCACGCATTGCTCGCAGGGTTATTTGCGCCAATGTGTATAGCTCCGCTATTGCTCGATCCTCGATTGAGTCAGTGATGGGTGCAATAGAACAAGAGCGCAATTTCAGTCGCGTTGCGGAGATGAGGGCAGATCTGGAGGGCTACGCTTGAACGCGGAAGCAAGTAGCAATACACCGGCAAGTTAACTGCCGCACAGGCAGCCTTTAACTAAAGTCAACGGCACACTTTACACAATCAAAAGGAAATCAAAATGAAAGAAATGAAGATACCAGATCGCTTTAAAAGAACTATTTACGTGTACGCGTACAGTGACCCGACGAGCTCATTGTACGGAATGATAGAGGTTTCGCTGATCGGTCCAATAAAAAATGACGACCGTGTCATTCTGGCCTCGGTTGACGTCGATATTCCGCTCGACAGCACTGGCTTTATCGACGATCAAGTTGGACAACTCCAAGCATCAAAGCGCAATATAATCGACGGTGCCAACGCCAAGGCCGGGCAGATTGACGCGGCTATTGAAAGCCTGCTTGCAGCGAATAAGGGAGGTGCAAAATGAACAGATCACAATTACTAGCAAGACACGCACTAGCAGTGCAGGAGATTATTAATGTCATTAATTAAACCCAAAGAAGTCACGCTAAAATCGAGCGTTGGCGAGCCAGTAGAAAAAACTTTTCAGATTGGTCGATACCCGGCGACTCAGGCTATCGAGATGATTACCCGTGGCGCTGCTCTGCTGCGTGATGCGGTAAAAGGTAACCCGGCCAGCTCCGAGCAATACTCAAAGTCATTTCAAAAGCTGGGCATTGACATGTGCAAGTTTGTCGAGGCACAGATGCCGAACGGTGAGTTCACTCCGCTCAGCAGTGAGCACATGATCGACGCGCATATTACTGACGGTGATATGTTCCTGATGCTCATGCGCGAGGTGCACGATCATAACTCAAATTTTATGAACACCGGGCGTCTCTTCGCAACGTCCCGGTCATTATTGGATCAAGCCAAAGCACAGATTACGCAAACATTGAGCCAGTTCTCGGGTTCATTATCTCCGAAAAGCAAGCCAAGCTCTGGGAGCTCCGGCAAGTCTACGACTACGAAGACGCGCTCGACCTCTACGAAGCCGCGATCGTCCCCAAAATGAACGAATATCACGCGCATAAAGAGGCGCAAGATAAACAGGGACGGTAAACGTCCCTTTTTTTCATTTTGGCTCGTAACCGCGTATAATGCAGAGACACCCATTTCTGAGGATGGTACGCTTTGAGCCTTCTTGATACTTTCAGCCTAATTTTTGAAACTGACGCCGGAGAAGCTGCCGATGATGTCGGTCGCCTTTCTGACGAGCTGGACGGTGCCGGGGATGCTGGCGGGGTTGCGGCGGCAGGCGTAGACGAATCATCGAAAGCAGCACAGCGTGGGTCGGAATCGTTTGACGGCATGGCCAAAACCGTGGGCGGGCTCGTTGCCGCGTACCTAACATTTGGTGCCGTGAGCGCTGCGGTTTTCGGACAAGCCCTGGCTACAGATCAAGTGGGCAAGTTTTCAGAAACCGTTGGCATGTCAATCGAGACGGTGGACGCATGGGGCGCGGCTGTCGAGCTAAACGGCGGCAGCGCTGATTCATTCCGTGGCTCTGTCAAATCCTTGAACTCGGCAATGAGTGACATTGCCCTCGGCGGTGGTGGCGACATTGCCGAAGTGCTGGGCCGCCTTGGCGTCTCGGCGCTGGACTCAAGCGGGCGAATAAAATCCGTTACTGATTTACTTCCTCAGCTGGCCGACTCATTCCAGAATCTCAGTAATCGGGAATCCGTCGCGTTTGGCGAAAAACTAGGACTAGATCAAGGCACAATCTTGTTATTGCAGCAGGGGCGGGGGGCTGTGGAGGCCGTTGTTGAGCAGCAACGTCAGCTTGGCGGAAGAACAAAAGAAGGCTATGAGGCATCAGCTAAATTTAACAATGAATTATCTAACACCAGCCGCATGTTCACCGGTATTTCTGATTCAGCTAACCAGACTATTTTACCGGTACTCACAAAAGTATTAGAAATGTTTCAAGATATTGTCGCATGGGCTCGTGAGCATAAAATATTTGTTCAAGGGTTTTTCATCGGCATTGCCGGAATTATAACTGCTGTCTATCTGCCAGCAATACTTGCAGCCGCAGCCGCTACGCTTATTGCAGCCGCTCCATTTCTTCTAATCGCCGCCTTGGCCGTCGCTGCTGGCATTGCATTCGGCCTGCTTTACGAAGACGTTAAAGCGTACCTTGGTGGTCAAGAATCGTTTATTGGTGATTTAGCAGAAAAGTACGAATGGTTTGGAAAACTGCTTAATGGTGTAATATCCGGCGCTAAGTTTTTGTTTCGTGAGTTTTCAGAATTCGCTGGAGAGATGTTTGAAAACCTAGGAAACGGACTATCTTTTCTTGGAGATATTTTCGGTACTATATTCGGATGGATAGGGGATCTGCTCGGCGGGTTTGGTGTGGATTCGGGGGATGTCGTAGACGGCGTTATAGCCGCATTTAAGCTATTAGGGGAAATCATCAGCTCGGTTCTTGGCTTCATTGCTTCACCGATTGAGACCACAAAAAAGCTTATTGAGGATCTAGTTGGCTCCATCCCAGACATGGGCGAATTGTTCGACGATACCGTTAATTTTTTGAAGTTCTGGGAGGATGACGAAGACTCAGAAGCCATCGGCGATGAAGAAAAACTGGTGCGAATTAAAAGACTAGATGATAAAGGCGATGGTGCATCTAGCCTTGATCAACTTATGAATCAAAGCGTATTGGCCATAGCTGCATCAAAAACCGCAAACGCTAATCCTATGCTCAGCGGCGCTGGGGCGGCAGGGTCTCGAACATCATTTATTAACCAGAGCAACAGCTTTAGCACTACAGTTGACGCGCGCGGGCAGACGCCTGAGCAAGCCCGGGCGATATACGGAGACGAGATGAGCAGAAGCGTAGCAACAGCTAAGGGCCAGCTTGATGATGGAGTAGCTTACTAATGTCTAACTTTTCAGATGACAACAGCTTTGCGCCTGTCACTGCCATACTCGACAGCGGCGCAAATCAGATTTTTGAGACAGTGGGTGTGCTGTCATTGTCTGCCGCATCAAGTAAAGTTTACCCGCAGCACACGCTTGAAAACGGCGTAGCGATTACTGACCATGAGTTCGACTTGCAGGATCGGGTCACTTTGCGCTGCGTGTTAAGTCCTGACGATTACGTTGATGTGTATCAGCGCATCAAGAAAGCGTTCCGGCAATCTGCTGCGTTTATTATCCAAACTAAAGTAGAGACCTACAGCAACCTATACATCGAGACATTGCCGCACGAAGAGGACGCCAAGAACACTGTAATGCTGAGCCTGGACTTTGTTCAGCAGCGGTTTCAGTCAGTGCAAATTGATACTTTGCCCGCCAGCGCCGTAGCTAATCAAGCAGACTCTGACAGCCAAAACGCGGGCAATAAACGGCCAAGTGATACTAAAACAACCCTTCTTAACGAACTTCTGGGTGGCCTGCTGTGAAAAACATAACCATTCAATCAGTGCCCAATCAGAAATTTACGGTAAACATCGGCGCGTTTAGGTACGACATAGCGCTGAGGTATATTGAGCCTGGCGTTATGTCTTATGATCTGAGCATTGACGAGGTTCCGGTTATTCAAGGGCAACGCATAATAGTTGGCCAATTTTTTATGCCGTACCAATACCAAGAAAAAGACGGGAATTTTTATCTGTACGTTCCTTCTGGCGAGCTACCCGACTATGTCCAATTTGGGCAAAGCCAGTTTCTTTATTATTTAAACGCTGATGAAATGTTAGAGCTACGAAATGGCAATTGACCGTAGAATAATCAATCTCGGCATCAGCATAAACGATCAAATTCGATGGTACGGCGGTTTAAATTCGCCGCTGTACATAGAAGCCAAAGGGCGTGGATTTGCTAATCCGAGCATGGGCGACTGTGATATAACTGTTCTCGGTCTGCAAAAAGACGTTCGCGACTTTATTCTGCAAAACACTAAACCATTAGAACCAAACGCAACGCGGATATCGGTAGTGCTGGAAGTGGGGCGGGAAAGCTACGGGACGCATACACGGTACCGGGGGGACGTATTCCGCAGCCAGATTATCGGCAAGCCAGATACCGGTCTACAATTGATCTGCAAGACTGGGTTTTATAATAAGCGGACGATTGTCACCCGGTCAGGTAGCGACTTGACAAAGCTGTCAAGCATAGCTCAGTGGGTAGCCACTGACTGCGGGTACGGGCTATCGTTTGAGATAGACGATCAAAATATTAAAAGTTATTCGTTTGCCGGCTCTGCGCAGTCGCAGCTAAACCAGCTGGAAGACTTGGCAAACGCGGAAGTTTTTGTTGATGACGACGTGATGTATGTAACTGATCCGGGCAAACCGGCTAGCGGCAAAGCTGTGCGTATTGTCAACGTGACTAATGGATTGCTTGAAGCCGGTAGCACAGAATCTGGTGTGCGCGTGACTATGCTTTACGATCCCGTAACAACCATGAAAAGCCAGTTCGACCTTGAGTCTAGCTTAAACCCGTCAATCAACGGCTCGTACGTGGTTTTCAGATCTGACTATCACGTAGCAAACCGGGCTGATCCGTTTTATCTGATTGTCGAAGGGAATCCGATTAAATGATAAACGACAGCACACGCAACGACAGCCTGGAGGGGCTTTTAGCCGAGCTTAGCGACAGCATACTAAAGCGCTGCGAGAAGTCCTTGCCATGTGTTGTTGTATCGGTGTCGGATGATCGTCAGCGCGTCACGGTGAAGCCCCTGATCCGCATTGTTAGTGTGGACGGTACCGACACCAGCCGCAGCGTTATTGAAGGCTTGCCCGTGTATCAGGCGGGCGCGGGCGATATTGTTATGTCATTCCCGGTTAAGGCCGGTGACATCGGCTGGATAGACACAGCAGACAGAGACATCAGCCTTTTCTTACAGACATACGCAGACTCAAGACCACCTACGCGCCGAAAGCATTCTTTTGGAGATGCCCGGTTTATTCCTGACATGATGACCAATTTCCAGATTGCCGGGGAAGACGCCGCAGCAGTGGTGATTCAGGATCGAGCGGGTACGGTCAAGATTGCGCTGGATGCCGGGGAGATCAGAATCACAAATCAATCAGTGAATATTGTTATTGATGGGAGTAAGGTAACCGGCATAGCGCCGGGAGGGTTCTTTTTCAACGGTGCGCAGATAACGCCAGCGGGTGATTTCGTTACGCCTACCGGTGCCAGCGTTGAAAACCACTTCCACACCCAGCTAAATGACAGCGCCAACAACGTGCAACAAAACACATCTGTCACCGTGCCCACAGAATAGAGGTTAGACATGCAGCGAAAATCCATAAAAGTAGACCCAATCACGCGGGACATTATTGTGTTAGGAGGCGCTCTACAGTTTGCTAATAACATTGATTCAGTCCTGCAAAATTGCGATCATGCAATGCGTCAGCAAATTGGCGAATTGAGATACGACCAAACGAAAGGCATTGAATATTTTGACAACGTGTTTAATGGGACGCCAAATTATCAGCTGTTCAGATTTCAAGCCATCCAAGAATTAGAGTCCGTCTCCGGTGTAGTCCGCGTGCTGTCATTAAGTTATACTGTGCAAAGCGGGCTGTTATCTTACAGCGCCGAAATACAAACTGATTATGGCGTGGGGAACGTGAATGGCGACATATAGTTACATCACACAAAACGGCACCATCGTACCCGATACTGCTAAGATAAAATCTGATGTCGAACAGGAATGGATAGGCGCTCTTGGTCTGTCAGGCGCTCCTGACCCGTCCAGCGCAGAGGGCAGATTAATAGATGCGGAAGTTACTTCGCGCATATCCGTTGCCAGAAATAACGCATTATTAGCCAATCAGCAGAATCCAAACCTATCAACTGGCACGTTTCTTGACGCTCATCTCGCGCTTATCGGATCCGCGCGTGACGGTGCAGAGCGTTCCACGGTCGACTGTGATTTAACCGGTGTGCCGGGCACACCAATACCAGCCGGGCAATACGCAGAAGACGATAATAGGGAATTGTGGGAGCTTGCTTCATCAGTGACCTTGAGCGCGGCAGGCTTGGCCACGGCTACATTCCGCGCCCTGGTGCCGGGACCGGTTGACGCCGTCATTGGCTCAATCACAAAAATCTCCACGGGCGTTGTGGGCTGGGAGACAATCAATAACCCGGCTGCCGCAGTACCCGGCAAGTTTCAACAGGGCGACGTTAGCGCAAGACGACAGCGCCGCTTAGAATTAGGCGGCAATTCACGATCCAATGCGTTCTCAATTCTTGCCGCCGTCAGTGAAGTAGAAAACGTGGCAGGTGTTCGCTTTCTTGAAAACTTTGAAAGCACAGAGCAGGTCATTCAGGGCGTAACGCTTAAGCCACATTCAACGTGGGTCGCTGTAGACGGCGGCGTTGATACGCAGATTGCAGCGGGTTATTTCACTTCAAGGACTGGTGGCAGCGGCTTTAATGGCGCGGTAACGGTCAGCTATGTTGAGCCGTCCAGCGGTCAAACAATACCGGTACAGTTTGACCGTCCAACTGACAAGCCTTTAATTTGCAGAGTGACCGCAAGAGTGGGCGGATCAGTAAGTAGTATTGACGATATAAAAAAAGCCGCAGTGCAATACGCAAACGGCGAAATAAACGGCGAGCTGGGATTTTATCTGGGCGAAGATTCAAGCCCGTTTGAAGTAGCAGCGGGCGTTAATGCGCAGCTTGCTGATGTGTTTATTCTCAAATGCGAGTTGGCGACAAAGGCAGCGGGGGCTGTAGCTTACAGTACCGACACGATTGATAACGAGATATACGAAAAAGCATCGCTTTTAGAGGTTGACGTTGTAGTGGTCTCCGTATGACGTACGAGTGCACCGTTGATCTAGAAAAAGCTTTAGACTGGCAGCGAAGCAAAGCGCCGATTCTAAAAGCGATTATCCAGAAAAAACAGGCATGGTACGAGGCCAACTTTTGCGACTTCTGGAATAATTGGACAGTCGATGTTTTTAATCTTGACACTGCCAACGAGTTTGGATTATCGGTCTGGGCGATTATTCTTAACGAACCATTGTTTGGCATAACGCAAGCGTCGCCGGCGGATTATCCGTCATGGGGCTTTACAAGCGATGACGAGGTTTTCGGGTTTGGGTCATTTGGAACCAACTCGGATGTGGGTTATAATTTCACTCTTGAGCAAAAGCGGATATTACTAAAGCTCAAAGCGTATATTTTGCACATGAGTGGCACGGTGCCGAGCATCAATGATTCCCTTGCGCGAATATTTGGCGAGGGTAAGATCAGGTGTCTCGACGCGCTGGACATGAATTTTGTATACCTCATAGGCTCAACTGAGCTTGTCGGTTTTATACGAGAGATAAAAGCACGAGACTTGTTACCGCGCCCAGCTGCCGTTGCCATTAGATCGGTATTGGATGAAAACACAAACGCATGGGGCTTCGGTGAAAGTTTTGAAAACTTTAGCAATGGCAATTTTTACGATGGAGAAATCTAGATGACAAAATATTTTAAATACCCATTTGCGGAAAGTGGCGACAAAACGGCAGTCCCGGACGAAACTGCTGGTACTGCCGTTAGTTATGCGACTGGATATACACCGGATTATGCGCTGGCAAAAGACAATCCAGCACGGCGCAATATTGACCGGCAGCCATACAATGGCGTACTGTATGACGTCACCGGCAACCTGAAACAGATTCAGGATTACGGCTACCCTGAGTTTGTATCTGATGATGGAACCGGCTCGCCTTTGAGTTATCAGATTGGCCGCATTGTCTGGTCTGTTGATGCTTATTACCGGGCGGTGGTGGTTACTAATACTGCGCCGCCTTCGGTGCAGTGGGAAGAAATAACTAATCTTAGTGCTGCGTCCGCCGCATCGTTTAATTTATTCAAAAAAACAGATTCATCAGCCGTCATTTTCACAAAGACAGGTAATTTCACAGTAGACACGAGCCAAGAGTTTTATGCAGCAGCTGGCGGCTCAGTATTAACGATCGCGGCAGGCACAGCTATCACGATGCCAACAGCGACCACGGGTACTGACTACGCGATATGGCTAAAAACAGATGGCACGCTTGAAGCAACCACTAGCTTTACATCACCGCCTGCAACTAATGCGCGGAAAATCGGCGGCTTCCACTACGCGCCCGGCGGCAATGCTGCTGCTCAGTCAGGCGGAAACTCTACACCGCAAATCAACGAGTACTCATTCTGGGATTTAAGTTTTAGACCCGCTTGTGATGATCCTCGCGGCATGACTTTGGTTGCGGGCGGGTTCTGGTCAGATATTTACTTTTTAAACACTGCTCCTGATGTGTATGGTACGTCTAAATACGGCGCAACAATCGCAGATGGCTCTAGTCCACCTATTATCCCTTTAACACTAGGGGGCAATGGCTCTACGACTTTCGGCTCACTGACCTGGTTTGAAGCGATGTCGATAGCAACTGCTATGGGTAAGAAAGCCTT